TTCGGAGTGGCGGCCTTCATAGCGCGACAGGGCCTCGTACGCCTGGAATTGCAACTTCAACAACGGCAACCAGAACAACAACCACAAGTCGTACGAGGGCTCGGCTGTCGCCGTCCGCAGATTCGGACCTGTTCCCCGCGCTCGTTGAAGCCTACCTCGACTGCCGGCGCACGAAGCGCAACAGCGCCAGCGCGCTTGCATTCGAGGCGCAGGCCGAGCGCAACCTATTTGACCTTCACGAAGAACTCGCGAGTGGCGCCTACCGGCCAGGTCACTCGATCTGCTTCGTCATCACGCGGCCGAAGCCCCGCGAGGTCTGGGCCGCCCAGTTCCGTGATCGCATCGTCCATCACCTGCTATACAACCGAATCGCGCCGCGCTTTCACGCCTCCTTCACGGCCGACAGCTGCGCATGCATCCCGGGCCGCGGCACGCTCTACGCAGCGCGCCGCCTCGAGCACCAGGTGCGCAGCATCACGGGCAACTGGAGCCGGCCAGCGCACTATCTGAAATGCGATCTGGCCAACTTCTTCGTGAGCATCGACAAGACGGTGCTGCTCGAGCAGCTGGGCCGCCGTGTCACGGAGCCATGGTGGATGTCGCTCGCGCAGGTGATTCTGATGCACGACCCGCGCGGCGATGTCGAAGTGCACGGGAGCCGCCAGGAGCTGACTCGCGTCCCGCCGCACAAGAGCCTTTTCAATGCGCCGGACGATCACGGCCTTCCGATCGGCAACCTGAGCAGCCAGTTCTTCGCGAACGTCCTGCTCGATGATCTGGACCAGTTCGTCAAGCATTGCCTGCATGCACCGCACTACGTGCGCTACGTCGACGACTTCGTGCTTCTGCATCATGACCCTCAGTGGCTCAACCTGGCCGCGGCGCACGTCAAGGCGAAGCTGGCTGAGCTGCATCTGGCACTCAACCCGCGCAAGACGATTCTGCAGCCTGTGGCCCGCGGGATCGATTTCGTGGGCCACCTGGTGAAGCCCTGGCGCCGGACGACGCGGCCGCGCACGCTGCGCAGCGCTCTGGCGCGGATCGAAGTCGCCCCGGCTGACGAGGTCTACGCCACAGGCAACAGCTATCTAGGCCTGGTGCGTCAGGCCGGCGCGGCCCATCAGGAACAAGCCGTTATCGCGCGCGCGCTGCTCAAGCGTGGCCACGCCGTCGATGGCGATCTCACCCGCATATTCAAGAGGAAAAAGGTATGACACAACCCCAAGGCGCCGCGGCCGAGATGGGCGACGCCCCCATTCGAGGCTTTCACCCGCGCGATGAATTCGAGATCCGCGAGGAATCGATCGGGCCCACGATCCTGCTTGTGAGCGGAGCCTATTTCAGCTTCGAGCACCCCGAGCGAACACCACTGCCGGTCGAGGACATCGCACACGCGCTCTCGAACATCTGCCGGTTCACTGGCCACTGCAGCAACTTCTACAGCGTGGCCCAGCACGCGGTGCTGGTCTCCCATCTCGCGCCGGCAGCCCACGCGTTCCACGCGCTGCACCACGACGACGTTGAGGCCGTCATGGCGGACATGTCGAGCCCGCTCAAGCGCCTGATTCCAGAATACAAGGCGATCGAGCGCCGCATCGAAGCAGTCATCCTGGCGCAGTTCGGACTGCCTGCCGAAACGCCGGCCGAGGTGAAGCGAGCCGATCTGGTCGCCCTCCGCACCGAACAGCGGGACCTGATGCACAAGGCCGGCGGCCTCTGGACCTTCCTCAACGGCATCGAGCCCGACTCGACACGGGTCGTTCCGATGGCACCGCAAGACGCGGCTCAGGCGTACCTACTGCGGCATGCGGAACTCTTGCGAGGCATGTCCGCATGAGCATGCCGTCTGGCGCCGGCACCGTCGGCATTCTGAATGTGGGGGACGGCGACACGAAGCTGTCCTTCGACCCCCAAAACCCGGCCGAGCGGATCCGCGCCGCTCGGATCGTGCGCGACATGCTGCGCCGCGGCTACGCCCTACTCGTCGAGACCGATGTCGCCGGCGAGAAGCGCTTCGTGCGCGCGACCGACTTTCACGAGGACGTATGCGAGTACGTCATCGCCGACTTTGACCCCGCGGCGGCCCCTGCCGCCGATGCCGAGGAAACCTCCCATGACCAACAAGATCAAGCTCAATCGAGCGCAGCGCAGGCAGTCGGAACGGAAGGCGCGCCGCGCCGCCGCGGCCGGCCACGCAAGACCGTCGATGCTGCAACCACACGCGCCGTCGTCGTCGCCCCCGTCGCGGGAGGATAGGCTCGCGCGGCTGGAGCAGTTCGACGGTCACGCCTTCCTACGCAACAAGCTGCGCGAGATCGCGAGGGATCGTGGCGACTGGGCCGGCATCCCAATGCCGCTGTCCGATGAGCGGCTGGTCGTGGAGCCTCGGTACCCGAATGCTCAGGCTCTGATGGCGATGGGTCGGCAGCCGCAACCGGCTTCCAGAGACGACGAGGGCTTCCGCCAGGTCAACCAGTGGTACTGCCCGACGCGCCGTGTCGATGTGCTTGTATTCCATCACCAGGATGGCCGCATCGACTGGGGTATCGCGCCCGCCGTCCACTCGCTGAACTTTGCTCTGAGCACGCTGAATTGCGCCGAGGCATGGGGCATCGAGCAGGAGAGCAATGCAGTGCAATTGCTCGGCTCTCTGGTGACGCATCGGCAGTTCAAGCAGTACATGATCACCGGGATGTTCATCGAGCGCAGCCCGCGCTCCGGCCTCTTCTACATGTTCCGCCGATTGCGGCCGACCGTCGCACTCACCATCGATGCGCGCACGGACACGATGCGGATCCTTTGCGCGCTGTGCATGCACCCGATCGCCTACTACGCCCGCAGCTGGGCCGGCGCCATGTGCCCGACCGACGATGTCATAGCCCACCTGATGCTGATGCGCGGCGACGAGCCGATGTTCTGGCGACGATCAACGCAGCATGGCGCACTGCGCCCGGAGGCCGGCCTATGACGACTGAAATCCGCTGCACCGACGGCTGCGGCCGCAAGGCATCGAGCGCTGACTCGGCCGCCAGCATGGGCTGGACATGCCTACAGATCACAGGTCGGTACCGCTGCCCTGCCTGCGTTGCCGAGCTGGCTCGCGCGAATTCTGTTTCCGACGAACAGGCCCGAGGTGCCGACAGCACCATGGCTTCGCTCGGCCCGTCGGCTTGAACCCCAAGGAAGGATACAACGTGAGCAGAAGTGGATATAGCGACGATTGCGACGGCTGGGCATTGATCCGGTGGCGCGGAGCAGTGGCATCGGCAATGCGTGGAAAGCGCGGGCAAGCGTTCCTACGCGAAACCCTGGCCGCACTTGATTCTCTGCCGGAAAAGCGGCTCGCGGCCCAATCACTGCAGAATGCGGGCGAATACTGCACGCTGGGAGCGGTTGGATCGGCTCGCGGCATTGATCTGCGCCGGCTAGAGGGCGCAGATCGCGAGGAGGTTGCCGAAGCCTTCGGGATCAGTATGGCGCTGGCCGCCGAGATCATGTTCGAGAACGACGACTGGGACTACTGGGGCGGATGGTCTGACATGACGCCGGAGAGACGCTGGGGCCGCATGCGGGCCTGGGTTGCTTCGCAGATCAAGGAGGCCGCATGACTCCCCAAGACCGCGAGAGAGCCGCTTTCGAGGCGAGCTACAAGCCTGTTTTGATCGCCGACTTTTCGCGCGACTGGAAGGGTGACTATCGCCATGCGTCTGTCCAGTCTGGATGGGATGTTTGGCAAGCTGCCCGCGCCCTCCCGCCCGAAGAGGCAGCGGTGCCGAGCGGGTGGCAGCCGATGGAGACAGCGCGCAAGTGGAATCGCAAAACCAAGCGCTACGAGCCCAAGGAAGCCGAGTCCGGGATCACTGGAGGGGTTACGCGATGAGCGCCGCACCTTCTGTCGAATGCGCTGGCAAGCAAGGTTTCCCGACGCATGGAGATGCAGAGTTCGTCGCCAAGCGCATGCGCCGCAGCAAGACGCCAGGGAAAGCCGTGCATACGTACCGATGCAGCCACTGCGGGCAGTTTCACGTCGGGCATAGCTTTCGTCGCCCCGCGAGCAAGCGATGAGCATGCTCACCGCCAAGGCCGCCGGCGCCCTGCTCGGGGTCTCCAGGTCCAAGATGTACGATCTGGCAGCCAAGGGCGCCCTGCCGAGCTACCGGATCGGCGGTGCGCTGCGCTTTGAGCTTTCCGACGTGGAGACCTACAAGACATCATGCCGATCCGTTTCGACAAGAGGAACAAGCGATACCGGTTCGAGTTTGACCGCTACATCCAGGGCCCTGACGGCATCACTGCCAGGCAGCGCACTAGCCGATTACTTCCGAAAGGCTGGTCTCGCGCCCAAGCGGACGATTTCGATCAGCGGGAAGGCGGCCGCCTCTACGACGTTGCGACTGGTGCCGCCAAGCCAGAGCCGCTGATCGACGAGGCGGTGCTGCTCTATCTGAAGCACAAAAAGCATCTCAAGAGCTTCGCCAATATCGAGCGCGAGCTCAACGCCTTTTCAGACATCTACGCCGGCAAGCCGTTCAGCGCCCTCCCGGACATCGCTCGAGACTATGCCCCGGCCCGGGTCGAGAAGGTGGGCGACAAGACGCGCCTGGTGCCGCTCATGCCCGCTACTATCAAGAATCGGCTGTCCTATCTACGCGCCGCATGTCGGTACGCCTGGAAGAAGCACGGGCTAGGCGAGCACGATCCGGCCGAGAAGGTTGAACTGCCGCAGGTCAAGAACGAGCGGCAGGTCTACATCGACCGGCGCCAGTTCCTGAAGGCCATCCGGTTCATGAAGCCTGGTCCGGATCGGGCCGCGGTGCGCATCGCCTTCTACAGCGGCATGCGGGCCGGAGAGGTTGGCCAGTGCGAGGTCTACCAAGCCGAGGTCCCGGTCTTCCTGCTGCCCCCAGAGGTCACCAAGAACGGCCGGCCGCGCGCCGTGCCGATCCACCCGAAGCTCGCCCATGTGGTGCGCAACCCTGATCTTTGGCCGATGCCCCGCACAAAGTGGACGGTCTCGAAGCGGTTCAAGGCGGCGCTGCGCCAGGCTGGCCTCGGCCATGCCAGGCTGCACGACATGCGCCACAGCACGGCCAGCGAGATGATCAACGGCGGGGCCGACCTTCACACCGTAGGTGAGGTCCTGGGGCACCTGTCGCCAGTCAGCACGAGGCGCTATGCTCACCTGGTGACCGGTTCCCTGGCCGCCGCCGTGAACCTGGTCGGCAAGAAAAAGGCGCCGGCTGCCAAGGCGAGAACAGTCAAAAAGTCCCGCACACCGGCCAAGAAAAAAGCCGCTTGAAAGCGGCATTCTTCGAGTGGTAGGCCGTCCTGGGCTTGAACCAGGGACCAACGGATTATGAGCACGCTACGGGCAGCTAGGACGATTCCATTCCCTCTGAGGCGAGAGCGTCATTGGTCTCAAGAATCCCCGATTTCGCACGATGTCGGGCAAAAATCCCCGCACAGCTTTCAGGCTCCTGAAACGAGAAAAGCGCCCCAGGCCGTGAGGCCCGGGGCGCGTTGAGAAAAAAGTGTGCGGACTACTTGGCGCCGGCCTGCTTGATCGATTCGGTCAGCGCCTGGCCAATCCGGTCGCCGCTGTCCTTGCTGCCCTTGCTCGAGCCGAAATAGAACGAGACGACCTGTTGAGCATTCGCGGCCACATAGCCCACCACGGTCCCGATCAGGCCGCTCGAGAAGGTGGCGACCGTCGGATCGAAATGGAAGTAGCCGGTCATCAGCGCGAAGCATCCTGCGAGCGTCGCGCCCATCAGGACCACGAAGCCCAGAAGGATGCAGACGCCGAGCACGAAGATAGGCTCGCTGCTGCCAAAGGTGTGCCGGGCATCTGCAGTGTCGGCGATCAAGGCCGCGTCGGCCGCCTGATTCACCTTCATGACGTCAATGTCGAGCGCGCGCATCTTCGCGGTGAAGTCGTTCTCGGCCTGCTTCATGGCGACGATCTGATCGCCGGTCAGCTGGCCGGAGGCAATCGCAGACGCCACATCCGAGGCGCTTGCGCTGGTGCCGAGGCCCAGAGCGTTGCCGATCATCGAGATGGCTTCGCCCGCGAGTGGGCCGCCTAGAGCAGTTCCCAAGATAGGCGCGATGCCGCCGACGAGCTTCTTCCAGTCGAAATCCGCCATCTCAGGCTCCCATCATGTTGGTGGCAACGCGGTTGACCCAGCCTTTGCCATAGGCCGGCCAGTTCACCAGGCCGGTGTAGTAGCGCAGCCGGCCGGCCTGCAAGCGGCGCAGCGCCCGGTTTGGATCGAGAGATTGGGCTGCCTGGAGTGTCTTCGGGCCGAGGATGCCATCCTGCATGGTGCCGACGGCCGCCTGCAGGATCTTGATCGCGGTAGCCGGCTTTCCTGGCGCACTGGTGTTGACCGCCAGATCGAACATCTCGTACTTCAGCAGGTCAGGCAGCGCATCGCAGCCGGCTGGACCCCAGAAATCGCGCGCGTAGATTGCCTTGGCGCGGTCAAGCGTCAGGTTCGCGATGTCCTCGCCCGGGTAGCTCGCAGCGGAGACTCCGTACATGGTTCCCTTGAGCGTGCCAACGCCCTTCTTGCCGCCGGTCCAATTGCCAGGATCGTTCGCGTCGTTGCTGTAGGCGCCCTCATGCTGCGGGTCGACCAGAATGTTGAACGCAGTGTTGAAATCCATCCTCACTCCTTTCCCAGCGGCGCCGGGTCTGTTCTGCCTGTGCGGCGCTCGACCTCATCGAGATTCGACTTCGTCTCGTCGACCTTCCGGCCCACGGCCATGACGCCGGTGCGGATGTCCGCGAGCTGCTGCTGCGCGGCCGCGAGTTCGCGCTTCAAGTACTCGTTCTCGGCGCCGAGCCGGGCGATCGTTGCGGCATCATCGGTGCGCTGGCTCCAGGCATCGGCGGCCTGCGCCATGGCCTTGTCGCGCTCCTCGATCGCGGTCTGGAGCATCTTCCCTTCGGTGCGATCCTTGATGACCTCGAGACCGTCTCGACTGGTACGCCGGCGCAGCCACAGCAAGCAAGTGATGAAGGCTGTCACGCCGCCTGTCAACCACGCCGCAGTTTCGCCATTCACTTCCGGAGTCATGCAGACACCGTCTCAGCGGACAGGCCGGTGCGATAGAGAGCCCAGGCTGCCGCAAAGACAAGCGTCCACTCAAGGGCTTGCCCGGGAAGGATCGTGCCGTTGGCCAGGTTCAGCGCCGCAGTCGAGTACGCCCAGATGCCAACCCCGAGCGTGTTGACGGCCAAGCCCCAGCCGATACGCTCCTTTGGGTCGAGGGCTCGCCAATGCACCCCGATGAAGTGCAGCAGGAACAGGGCGGCCCACGTCCATTCCTGTCCGGGCACGATCGCCATCAGCGCATAGGCCGGCCGCTCGAAGACACGTTCGCCGCCCCAGGCGTCCGGCCACAGCAGCAGCACCGCATAGCCCAGCGATGCGGCTGCAAGGAGAAGCCTCACCGTCAACGTGTCAGCGGTGAAGAACACCAGCTTGGCGACCTGGATGCAGTAGCGATCGGCGAGTCGAGTTCGCATAGCAGTCCTCACGGCAGCGATGCAATGATTGAGCTGATCGCGGCGGCATCTGCATCGGAGACGGCGCCCTCGTAGATCAGCAGCGTGTGCACATTGATTGGCGCGAAGATGGACGACTGGGCGCGAGAGCCGAGATACCATGCGGCCGCGGCGAAGTTGGCATCGACAGTGCCCACATCGTTGCTCGAGCTTCGGGTCTGAAGCGATCCATTCACTGCCAATCGGGTGCTCAATGCTCCGAGAGACTGCGCCCGATCGAAGCGCCACATCTGCACAGTGTCGTTCGGATAGAGACCGTTGAACTTGCTGACCGCGTACTGATTGGCCGCTGACGCGCCACTGTGGAAGCCGACCTGCATCGCGCTGGAGTCGTAGAACGCAGCGCAGTATTTGCCGCCGTTGTAGTTGATCGAGTGCTCCAGGAGCATGTTCGTTCCGGCGGTGCGCAGCTTGCCGCGGAAGAAGACAGTGAAGGCGGTCGGAGTTCCGCTATTCGCCGCGCTCACCATGCCGTCAGTTGAGCCGTCGAACTGGATCGAGCCGAGATAGCTTCCCGAGGTGTAGATGGCCGGCCGCAGCGCGGACGTGTTGGCGCCGAAGTCGCGGCCTGCCGTGCCCTGCTGGTTCTTGAAAGCCGTGACAGCGACCGAGTTGCTTGAACCCAGCGTGGCAAGCGCAGCCTGATCCAGACCGTTGTCGGCGCCCCATCCGATGTTTGCGGTGCTCGAGCTGGTCGTGTTGATCGCATCCACGGCTCCCGAACTCGAAGTCGTCAGCAGCTTGGCAAGCGAATAGGCGCCCCAGAGGTTCGTCGTGTAGGCGTCAAGATAGACAGGGCCCGAACTCGCTGCCATGAGCAGCCCGTAGTGGCCGTTGTTTCCGCTCATGCGAACGCCTTCGCGATCGTGGCATTCCAGGTCGTGCCCTGATCGAATGTGGTCAGCGCAATCACATCCTTGGCGCCGGAGCCCGTCGACACTGCGCCAGCCGAGCCGCCAGCCCATTTGAACGATGACGGCCACGCCACGGTGCGCGCCGTCGAATCCTGCGTGAAGCGAATCATCAGCGTCATCGCGTGGCCCGCGGCAGGAAGATTCGAGAACGTGATGCTCGTGATGTTCGCCGTCGGCGCGAGCGTGAAGTAATCGCCCAGCGAGCAATCGATGTTGCAGACGCCCGCACTGACGGAAAGCGCGCTGACAGTGCTCCGATCGACCGCGCCTGCAATCGATGCCCAGGCGCTACCGTTGTACCGGTAGGGCACACCTGCCACATAGACGACGATCCCGGTCACTGGCCCATAGGCGTACCAAGTCTCGCCGCTGTAGATCACCAGATCATTCGGATTGAAGGTAGCCCACTGCGTGCCCGTGTGCGTGGCCGCGAGAATGTAGGCGTCTCCAGTGCTCGGAGACCCTGGCTGCGCTGTCGTGCTGAGGCTGAGGATGTTTCCTTCGAGCAGCTGCAGCCGAAGAGCGTTGTCGTTGGCCGGGACGCTGTTGCTGTTCGTGCCACTTGCCCAGGTCGCGAACGGAATGATGGGAGTTGAAGCTGCCATGTCAGATGGTTCCTGTTGCGGCCGTGCCCGGCCCGGTGAATCGATTCAGGCCCTGCACGCTGACCGTGACCGAAGCCCCGAGCGCGCTGGCGTCATAGGTGAAGGACTGCTGCCCGACTCCGGTTCCGTTCAGAGCCTGATCGAAAGTCACGGTGCTGGAGCCGACGATCGTGATGCGCCAGCCGGTCAGGTTGGCCGAGTTGACCGGAGCGTCGTCCGTGCCGAAGCGGCCGCGCGCGAACCATGTGCCAGTCACGATGTTCGAAGCGTCGCGCGCGAGCTTCAGCGACGCAGGCGGCCATTCGATCTGTGACTTCCCGGTGTAGGTCAGGCTCTGCGTTGCGGCAAGCGTCGGACTCTGACCGCTCGCCGGTGCGCGATGGGTGATCGTCTGCCCGATCCAAGACGACTGGGCCGGAACGTGCGTCACGTCGTCGAGCATCACGAACTTCGCGCCGGCCGATTTCGTTCCGATGGTGCTGTCGAGTCGGCCGCGGTTCAGATGCGAGATGTGGAAATCGCCGGCCGAGTCTTCGAAGACATCGCGGCCCTGCAGGATCTCCCAGGTCCCATCATCGTTCTGAATCGCGAATGCGCCCTGCTCGCTGCGGAACTGCGCGTTCGTGATGCTGTCGATCGACTGACCTGCGCGAGTCAGGCTCACCACGACGGTGTTCGTGCGATCGGTGTAGTGGCGCGAGGCCTGAGTCAGCGCATTCACCAAGCGCCCGGTGCGCGCGGCCTTCGTGATCGTCACGACGCTGGTCCAGCTTGCTCCTCCATCGGTGCTGCGCTGCACCGTGGCGCCGTACCATGCCGGCATGGCCCCGCTGACCGCGTAATACAGGTTCATATCGTCATCGGAATCGGTCAGGCTTGGGATGTCGAGCACAAACAGATCGGTATCGCCAACGATGGTCGACGGCGGCGGCGTCGGGTCTGGAATCGGGATGCCCGTGACCTGCGACGTGTAGGCGCTCTGCCGGTCATGGAAACAGGAGAGTTGGAAGACGCCGTCTGCGAACTGGATCTTGTCGATGCGAAGGCGCCAGGTCTGGTTCTCGCGCAGCACGAGGCCAATGCAATCGCCTGGCACCAGCGGCAGGCCGATCTCCATCGGGACCGAGAAGTCGACTGATCCATCGGCGTCGGCCCATGCGACTTTGTGCAGCTTCTGGCACATCTGAGCCGCGACGTCGACATCGTTGATCGCGATCGGCATCGTGACTTGCGACGTTCCGACGACCAGCGCATTGTTGCTGCTGCGCTGGCTCGTTGCCTTCGGGGTCGCGTAGCCGCTTGGAGCGTATTGGAAATAGAGGTTGAAGTACTTCGGGTACTCGATCGATTGATTGCGCTGAGAGCTGTCCGGGGTGTCGACCAAGTCATCGATCGTCAGCGTCGTGACGACAGGCTTCCCACGCATGCGGTAGTGCGCCTGCAAGCCGAACTCGGCCTTGTCGAACAAGTAGCCTTGACGGAACATGTCGATCGCATCGCCAGCCAAGTACAGGTTCGCCAGCACCGCGCCATCGATTTGAGTCGACTCCAGTTCGGAGACGTCATAGTCGCTTGCGATGAATCCTGCGCGCTGGTGGATGTCCGCAATGATGTCGCTCAGCGCGGCTGAGTCGCCGACGTAGGTGTTCGGCACCGCGATGAAGTAGGTCCTCTGCGTGCGCTGGATGTAGATGCCGTCGTTGTTGATGATGACGCGAGTCGTGACCCCGGTCCCGGCGCCCGTCAGAGAGTAGGTCGCAAGAAGCGCCCCGCTTGACGGTCGATATACCAAGCACGTCGTCCCACCGTAGATGTAGACCGCGAGATCGAGGACCAGATCGACGCCGAAGCCGTTGATTGCACTCGAGCTAGGGAACCTCGCCGCGATTGCAGATGGAAGATTGACCGTGTTGACGACACTGAGCGATGAGTCGTACTCGACATATTGCCCCGTCCCGTTGTTCGCGATCGACCGGCAGATGCCATTTTGATCGACGTGCATCCAGAAGATGGGGTTCGTCGATGAGCCCGTTATATTGAAGGCGGTCGCGAGCGGAAGTCCGGGGCTCCCACGACCGAACTTCATGATTCGATCCCACGCTACGCCGCCCGAGCCACCCGTCTTTCGGACCCCTAGATAAAGGTAGTTGCCCGAGTACCAGACCAGCCCCCCATATTCAGGAAACCATCCACTCTCGTTGTACCACCAGTTAGTCCCGATTGCTCCTGAATTCGGAGCGACTGTCCCTATGGTGGCACCACCGATCGTCAGCTTGCAGTAGCCATAGTTGCCATCGAAGCTGACGCCGTAGCCATCCGGATCGACAGCAATCGGCCAGAGCCTGCTGTCTCCAGGAGCCGACCCAGAGTTCACATAGACCAAGGTATTGATCGGGACCTGATTCCCAAATCCAGATGAGTAGTAATCGGCTTCGAACTGCCCTGGATTTCCAACTTCAAACGTTCCGGTCCCATTGGTTTGACCCGTCAGCAGGAAAGGCTCGCTATTGGAAACATCGAGGTAGGTCCCTAGCGGCGTCGATGGCCCGACGATCATCGTCTGCGGTCCGCTGCGCT